TTTAATTCAGATCAAACAGACTGGCACGATAGTAATAGTGTTGATCCTATGATTGCAGTTAAAGAGGATTAAACCGTTGGCAACACTACAAGAAAAAGAACACACACTAGAAACTATTAAAGGACCACGTTACTATCAAATCCGGTTATGGGGATATGGTGGCGAAGCAGAGTACATGGATCTTACAAAAGAACAGTACGAGTTTTGGCATGCACACACTGAAGAACACGGCGACAGCGATGCTGTTAACTATTGTGTAAATGCTGAAAGTGGAGACTTTGATTTTGACAAACTTAAAGAAGTACCTGAGTTTGCACAGTTTTTAAAAGTAGAAGGTGAAGAATACAGCACAAGTTGGTATGAGTCGGCTACTGGCTTTACACACCAATGGGGCATAGATTACAATAATGCCAATCTAAATATTGAAGAAGTTAACAGTGCTGACTATAATTCAAAGGTTATTAACGAAGTTGTAGATGGTCAAAACCTAAATGACTATATTGATCTTTGGGATAAAGCCACCGACTACGAACTTGAACTAGTTGAAATGGGTGTAGACGAAGGTGAAGACGCACAAGGCGATTATGTTGCACAAATGTATTCAGCAGAAAAGGGAACATTCTTTGAAGGACGCTTTGAAACCATCGGAGAGTTTGATCCTAAGAAACTAAAGATCCACACACTTGAATATATAAATGGTGATGACACTGTACAGCGTATTGAATACGATGGAAAAGAAATAGATAATGACGGTGGTGATACTAACGGAAAAGGTTATAGTTTTCATGTTTGGAAGAACGTATGATTGACACATTAGAAAAAGCACAACAAGATGGTAGAGCACCTTGGACTGAAGTTGAAGTTGATACACGTGAGTTTGTTGTTTACAATGATATCTATCCTGTTACTGAAGGACATACACTAGTAGTACCTAAAGTAAACACAGAAGAAGCAATGTTAAAGTGTCTCAAGTTTGCTAATTCAATGGGCAATGATAACATTAAATCAAATAACAATAACATTACAGGTTATAATGTAGGCATCAATATGGGTAAGAGTGCAGGACAAACTTGCATGTATCCACATGTACATTTAATTTTCCGTAGAGATGGAGATATGATCGATCCAGCAGGCGGTGTTCGTGGTGTTATTCCGGAAAAACAAAAGTATTTCAAAAAAGATAATAGGCAAATGGACATAGAAGATGTTATTAATGGTTGACAAAAACCTAAATAAACACTATAATATAGTTAATAGGAGTAATAAATGAAACTTAGATATTCAGAAGCATTTTATAGTGTGCAAGGAGAAGGCAAGTTTGTAGGTGTACCTAGTGTGTTCTTACGTACATTTGGTTGTAACTTTCGTTGCATGAACTTTGGCCTTGACAAAGATGAACCTAGTCGTGACGAAAAACAAAAAGCAGGCATAATTCATAATCAAGAAGTACAAGACTTACTTGATGCTGGTGTACATAAGACTACAAAAGAGTTCAATGATTTACCTATTATACACACAGGTTGCGATACATATGCAAGTATCTATCCTGAATTTAAACACTTTAATAAACAAGCAGAAGTTGACGAAGTAGTTGAACATCTGCTATCACTTACTCCAGAAGGTAAGTGGACAATGGACAATGGACAAGATATCCATTTAATTATGACAGGCGGTGAGCCGTTGTTAGCGTGGCAACGCTTATACGTAGAACTATTTGAACATCCACGCATGAGAGATTTAAAAAATGTCACATTTGAAACAAACACTACACAACATCTATATGATGATTTATACGAATATCTTAACAGCAACGACAGGATTACGGTCACTTGGAGTTGTTCCCCAAAACTTTCAGTTAGCGGAGAATCTTGGGAAAGTGCTATTAAACCTGATGTTGCTCGTGAGTACACTCGTGTTGACGGTAGTGACCTTTATCTCAAGTTTGTTGTCGCTACTAATAATGATTTTGACGAAGTTACAAAGGCTGTGGACGCTTACAAAAGTGCCGGGGTGGAATGTCCAGTATATCTTATGCCGTTGGGTGGACGCAGTGAAGAATACGTTCTCAATGTTAAAGACGTGGCGGAAGCCTGTATGGAAAGAGGATGGAGATTCACACCAAGACTACACATATCCTTATTCGGAAATGCATGGGGAACTTGATGCTAAGAGTCAAGTTGAATATAAAAATAAACAACACAAAAAAGCAATGAAGGCTCCAATTAAAGATCCTTCAGATGCAATAAGAAAGGCAGGATGGTAATGATAGATAAAATAAAAAATATGTTTAAAAAGAAAATCCCTGCTACAGTATCTAAAGAAAAAAGTACAGATGCTAAAGCAGAAGCAACAAAAAAGAAAGAACCATATATTTGTGTTCTTAATGTTGAAATGAAGGATAACAATCCACGTAACGGGTTTTTTGAACTTGACTGGAATGAACACTTTATTAAAGAACTAAGAGTAAACGGATACAATGGCAGTTCAGAAGAAGAAATTGTAGATGCATGGTTTAAAGAACTTTGTGGTAATGTAGCACAAAGTGACGGAGTTGCTAGTGAAGAAAGACCCATGGGTGCAGGATACATTAACACAAAGAAGGTTGGCGACGGCAAGTCAGAAGTTAGTTAGTGGATCAACAAGGAGAAATCTTAGGGTTGTTTCCTAACGTTCTAGCACGTAAAGTTTGGAACGAAGGAAGTAAGTTCAATTTGGATATGAAACATCTGTTTTATCAAATTGAAAAGAAATTTCCCATGGATAGTACATCTTTTAACTTGACAGATCACTACTATACCAGTTATAATAAGATATTAGACAAACAATTAATAGAATATGATGAAATGAAACCTTTTGTAAATTTTTTATCTGACAATGTTAGAAACCTTAACGGCTTTATGGGGTTTACAAAAGAACATGAATTCACTATTAAAGACATGTGGTTTGCTATTAACAGAAAAGGCAGTTACCACGAAACTCACACACATACTCCTAGTATTTGGAGTGGTGTGTATTATGTAGAAGCACACGAAGATGATGCTTCATTAAACTTTTTTAGTCCGGCGATATCAGATAATCATTGGGCTAGTAATGTAATAAGCGAATACAATGACTTTAATACAACACAAGTTAGTTTTAAGCCTAGTACAAGTATGTTAAACATCTTTCCTGGGTATTTAAAACATAGTGTTGCACAACAAAGGCATGAACGTGATAGAATTGCAATTAGTTTTAATATTGTATGAGGAAATAATATGGATAATATAAAGTTTAAAAAAGAAAATCGTAAAGCAGAGATAGTTGAAGTAACACATTACATAGTTAAAATGTATGTAGGTGACGAATTAGTAGAAGAACGCCCAATAGTAGGACACAGTAAAAGATACGCTGAAGACTGTGCTGAAAATTGGACAAATGGTATAATTTAAGGTAGGAGAACACATGACATATATTTTAGTAGATACTGCAAACACTTTTTTCCGTGCTAGACACGCAGTAAGAGGTGATGCTGATGTTAAAATTGGTATGGCTTTGCACACAACATTACAAAGTATTCGTAAAGCATGGCAAGACTTTAATGGCAGTCATGTTGTATTTTGTTTAGAAGGACGCAGTTGGCGTAAGGATTATTACGAGCCTTACAAACGTAACAGGCAAGTAGCACGTGATAAACTTACTGTAAGTGAGAGTGAAGAAGAGAAAGTGTTCTGGGAAACATTTGATGACTTTAAAGATTTTTTAACTAATAAAACAAATTGTACTGTGTTACAACACAAGCAACTAGAAGCAGATGATTTAATTGCTGGTTGGATACAATCACACCCTAACGATGATCATGTTATTATTAGTACTGATGGCGACTTTGCACAACTTATTGCACCTAATGTAAAACAATACAATGGTGTACAAAAAGTAACAATAACACACGAAGGCTACTTTGATGAAAAAGGCAAGGAAGTTATAGATAAGAAAACTAAACAATCTAAAGGTGTACCTGATCCGCAATGGTTATTGTTTGAAAAGTGTATGCGTGGCGATACTAGTGACAATGTGTTTAGTGCTTATCCGGGTGTTCGCAAAAAAGGCACTAAGAATAAAGTAGGCTTGATAGAAGCATTTGAAGATAGGTCCAGTAAAGGCTATAACTGGAATAACATGATGCTACAACGTTGGACTGATCACCTAGGTGAAGAACATCGTGTACTTGATGACTATCAACGTAACGTTGTCCTTTGTGATTTAACTGCACAACCAGACGATATTAGAAGCATTATTAATAAGAGTATTGACGATGTAGAGCCTAAAGAAATTAGTCAAGTAGGTATTCGTTTAATTAAGTTTGCAAATAGTTATGAACTTAATAAAATTACAGAACAAGCAGAAACATTTGCTAAACCATTAAATGCAAGATACGGAGGTTAATATGACAAAAGAAAAAGAACTTGAAGCAAAACAATTAGTACCTAATAAATTTTGGATAGTACAAAACTATGGTCAAAAAGTAGGAACACTACAAAAAAACAAAGAAGGTTATGTTCTTCTTACACACAAAGATAAAATTCATTTTGAAAGTGTAGAAAAAGTATATGATGCCTTTGGAAAAGACTTTTTTGAACATACTGCTACAAAGAAAATTAAAGATAGTAAGGTAATGGAAGTACACGGGTTTCCTACAAGCACACAAGCATGGAACCCATTATTAGATGTACAAAATAATTTACCTCTTTATAGTAAAAGCAGAAAATCTAAAAGTTTATATTGTGCAGGTTACTACACAATTAGGTTTGCTAAAGGTTGGGTAAAAAGTTTTTGTCCTAAACTTATAACACTACAACGTTATGACTACAAAGGGCCGTTTACAACAGAACTAGAAATGCGTCAGGTATTATCAAATGTCTCGAAATCCAGTTAATACTATTCCAATAGAAAACTTTTTGCAGAAGGCAAAGGTTGCGACTAAGACTCAACAACGTGAACTTAAACTAGATTCTAAAGAATTTAAAGACTTGTCAGATAGTATAGCAATGTTAATGACAAGGCTTGTAGAACTACAAGATAAGCGTCTACAACAACCAGAAGACGTAAGTGTAGATATAAAGATGGATGGTGGAAACTTCTAAAAAACGATAAATATATACGTAGTTAACTAAAAGGAATTGCGTATAATGAGTAGACCTAAACCTAAAATTTTGTTAGAATTTACTGACAAGAACACATACCGTAGAGAAGAAGTGCTTTATGCAGAAGCAACATGGGCAATCTTCTATCAAGGCAAGCCTTTTAATCTTAAAAGTTCAAATTCAATTTCGCCTACTCCAGGACCTAAGTACAAGAAGACTTCTTTTGCAAATCCCGGACACGCACTTAATTTGGCTAAGAAACTAAACTCTATATTTAAAACTACAGAGTTTGAAGTTTATAAGTTAACTAAAGGCGATAAAATCGTATAATGGATATTAAAGAAGCGTACACTAAAACTTTTATGATCTCCGCAGGACAAGAAGATATTGTTGCTACTGAGATTAAGAAGAACTATATGCTTTGGTGGCAGAACACACGTATGAAGGGTGACAGTGGATTACGGTTAACTAAAGACGGTTTTGATTATGCTATTGATCATGCAGATTTAACCACATATGAGATAAAATTTCCTAACGAAATAAAGTTTACACCACAAGTATTCTTATACTTAGATAACTTTATTGATTGCCCGTATTATGTTACAAAGAAAAGAATATACGTATTCAGCGAAAAGATGGGGCTACAACTTATGATGTTTGCTGGAGATATCAAGCAATACGGCCTTGCTCGTGCTATGGCACAAGAACTAGACGACTAATCATTCATTTTGGACAGTTTTTTATTAAAAAAAACGGAATAACCGGTTGACTTATTCTGTAACTGTGTTATTATAGTATTATAGTTAGCAATAAACAGGAGCATAGCAAAATGGCACAAACAACAGAAGCACGTACAGTTACACCAAACGAAGCAAAATCAGCAGTACAACACGCAATGAAATTAAAGCGTCCTATTTTTGTGTGGGGACCTCCAGGCATTGGAAAATCAGATATCATGGCACAGATTAATGCGTCATTAGATAATTCACACTTGATAGATATTAGACTATCACTTTGGGAGCCTACAGATATTAAAGGTATTCCTTACTACAGTGCAAACGACAATGTAATGGCGTGGGCACCACCAGCAGAACTTCCTACAGAAGAATTTGCATCACAATTTAAAAGTATTGTTCTTTTCTTAGATGAAATGAATTCTGCGGCACCAGCAGTACAGGCGGCCGCTTACCAACTTATTCTTAACAGACGTGTTGGTACATACAAACTTCCAGACAATGTTGTAATTGTTGCGGCAGGTAACCGTGAAACTGATAAGGGTGTTACTTATCGTATGCCGGCACCACTTGCTAACAGGTTTGTACACTTAGAGTTACGTGTTGACTTTGAAGATTGGTTGACATGGGCTACAGAACATAAAATCCACGCAGACGTAGTGGGTTACTTGACTTTTGCAAAACAAGATCTATATGATTTTGATCCTAAGTCAAGTTCAAGAGCATTCGCAACTCCACGTTCTTGGAGTTTCGTAAGCGAACTTCTCGATGATAACTTGCAAGAGTCTACACTAACAGACTTGGTAGCAGGTTCAGTCGGCGAAGGCCTGGCAGTTAAATTTGCGGCACACCGTAAGGTTGCGGCGAAACTGCCTAATCCAACAGACATACTTAATGGCAAGGTTAAGACTATGGAGACGAAAGAGATTTCGGCAATGTATTCACTAACTGTAAGTATGTGCTATGAACTTCAAGAGGCGTTCAAACGCAAGGAGAAGGGATGGACACAAATGGCAGACAACTTCTTTGGTTTTATGATGGATAATTTTGAAACTGAATTAGTTGTGATGGGTACGCGAGTTGCTATCGCTACTTATAAACTGCCATTTTCGCCAAAAGACTTGAAAAACTTTGACCGTTTCCATGATAAGTACGGCAAGTACGTTCAAGCCGCTATGGCATCCTAACTAACTATAGAGGGGGTCTTAGGATCCCCTCGCTCTATTAGGAGGCTTATATGAGCAAACATTTTTTTGAAAGACACAAACAAGGGTACACAGGTATTAAAAAATCTGTTACTACAACGTGTACACTTCCTTACTGTAACAAACAATCTTCTAAATACAAAGGCGCAGGCTCAAGGCTTTGCGAACATCATCAAAGTTTACTAAGAGAATATGGCGGTCCTGCTAGAATGGATCGACCGTGGACATTTAATAAGAAAAAGATGTGCGAAATTTGTGGACACAATCCGTGGGAACATACTAAAGTAAAACTGATAGATGATGAACTAATTCGTGATCGTGTTGCATGGGGTATGCTCTTTGTAGATCATATTGAAACCCAAAGAGACGGCGGTAGTCATTGCAACCAAAATACTCAAACACTGTGTTTGGATTGTAACATGATTAAAAGCACACTTGCAGGAGATCTTGTTCCTAAAAAATTGTACAAAAACAAAAACGACTACTATAAAGTAATGGAGCAATTAAAACCCCATTATAACAAAGTGTTTAACCAAATCACTTGACCTCTAGATAACTTTCTGTTATACTAATTACATTACAAAGCAACAAGGATTTTAAAAATGCAAACAGTAGACCTTGCAATTTGGTTGAGAGAAAATATCAACTGGCACAAGTATACCACACTAGTTAAAACTATTGGTGATGAACTTAACGAACGTAAACTTCGTTTTGATAAAAGTGATTTACTAGAACGTTCTTTAGAACTGTTTAGCAATAACGAAATGATATATGTTAACCTAGAAGGTGTAGATCATATTGGTCCTGAAGCATCAAGAATTGAAATGAAATACTCCGAAGGTAGTTTGTTTACTCGTAAGAAGAAGAAAAAGAAAAAGAACGTATCCGATTTACAATTAATGAACAGTAGAGGATCAAGTGCTGGAAGAACATTACCGTCAGGATATGCAGACTTTTTACTAATATGCGATACTGATAGTGCGGCAGTTATTGCCAAACAAGACCTACTTAATTATGTAGTTGATGCAGGTGATGGTCTAAAAACTTCCAAAATGCCAAGTCATATGGTACAATATGTATTCGTTCCAGGCGAGTATAATCCACAAGATCTAGTAGAATCTAAGTCATACAAAGACACCAAAAAGAAGATGCAACTAGACTTTTTAGCACAATTTTAGGTTGACAAATACCTAGTTGATGCTATAATATAAGTATAGTTAGAAAGTTAGGAGCAAAAAATATGTCACAAACAACAACCGCAGTAGAGCAAACAATGTTAGATGGTAAGATCTATGAAAAAGATTCTACTGTCGATAGTCTTAAAGTAAAAGAAAGATTAACAACTGCAAGAATTGCATTGCTAATCCGTCAGCCGTTTTTTGGTAATTTAGCAACACGCCTTAAAATTATTGATGCAACAGACTGGTGTGCAACTGCCGCAACTGATGGCAGAAACTTTTATTACAATGAAAACTTTGTAAATGCTCTTAACCAAAAGCAAACTGAATTTTTGTTTGGACATGAAATCCTACACTGTGTTTATGATCACTTTACACGTAGAGATGACCGTGATGCACAGATTTATAATATTGCCGCTGACTATTGTGTTAACGGTGATTTGATTCGTCATAACATTGGCGAAGTAATTACACAAGTAAAACCATTTCACGATGCAAAATATTATGGATGGGCTTCTGAAGAAGTGTATGATGATATCTTTAAAAAGTATGATCAAGAACAACTACAACAATTAGGTAGATTGCTTGACGAACATATTGATTGGGAAAGAGGTAAAGGACAAGGTCCTGCAGGTAAAACTAAAAAGAGTAAAAGTGGTAAAGGTAAGCAACCTTCTTACTCAAAAGAAGAATTGAAAAAGATACGTGACGAAATGAAAGAAGCAATGGTATCAGCGGCACAAGCGGCTGGTGTTGGCAATGTTCCTAAAGGTGTAGCAAGATTGATTAAAGATCTTACAGAGCCTAAAATGAACTGGCGTGAACTACTTAATCAACAGATTCAAAGTGTTATTAAAAGTAACTATACATTTATGCGTCCATCACGTAAAGCATGGCACACAGGTGCAATACTTCCTGGTATGGATTTTGATCAAACTATTGATATTGCTATTGCACTTGATATGTCAGGTTCAATTGCTAATGCAGAAGCACAAGACTTCTTAAGTGAAGTTAAAGGCATTTGTGATCAGTATGATGATTACAAAATTAAAGTATGGTGCTTTGATACTGAAGTGTACAATGAACAAGACTTTACACCAGACTCAGGTCTAACTATTGAAGACTACGAACTTAAAGGCGGTGGCGGTACTGACTTTGATGCTAATTGGGTGTATATGAAAGAGAATGATATTCAACCTAAAAAACTAATTGTGTTCACAGATGGTTACTCATGGAACTGGGGTGACGAAAACTACTGTGATACAATTTGGGTTATACACTCTGATACTTCAATTGAAGCACCGCATGGTATTACTTGCCATTACGATGCCAAAGGCAAACTAGCGGCATGAGATTTTTACACGACAAACCTAATCCATTAAATGTATTAGAAATACGTGAAATAAACTTTTGCCCAAAAGCATGGACTACTGTAATAATAAAAGGTAATCCATGGGACATTACATCACATGTAGAGTCATGTAGACAATGGATTTACAATAATCTAAGCGGAAGATTCTGTATTATTAGTGATACAGAACTAGTAGATAACAAAGTTGAAATTGTGTATAAGGTTGGTTTTGAACAAGGTTCTGAATCAACTATGTTTAGTTTGGGTTGCTCAGTTTTACACACCGAGACCCTAACAACGTACTAATTACTAGTGTTATAACAAACAAACTTAATTAAGGAGTTAACTTAAATGACAGAAGAAACTAAAACGACTCAGGCGGCACCAGCAGTAGCACCTCAGTCTGAAGCACCAGTAAAAGGTGCACCGGATCTTACAGTACAAGATCTACAAGCATTAAAGGCAATCATCGACGTTGCAAGTCAACGTGGTGCATACAAGCCAAACGAAATGGAAGTTGTTGGCCGTACTTACAATAGACTAGACACTTTCTTAGCGGCAATTACGCCTAAAACAGAATCAGCAGACGGTGAAGCACCAGCAACACCAGTACCGGCAAGTGCACCTGCTCAAACAGAAACAGCGGCTCCTGCTCCAGTAGCAGAGGCGCCAAAGGAGTAAACTATGACAGTTAAGCACGTAGGCCACGTAGGCAAAAGCGGAACAAAAGTATTAGTTGCAATGAGAACACTTCCGGGTGAACCAACTAATGCATTGGTTATTCCTACCGCGGCATTAAAACAAACATATCATGATGAACTTGATTCATTGGTTATGAAAGACGAAGCACAACAGGCATTTGAACTTGCATCTATTTTAAACGTTCGTAAGTTTTCAGATGGTAGTACTATGTTACCTTCATTACATGCAAAAGGACACTTACAAAAAGTTCCTACAAGCGAAGTAACAATGACTCCTGCACCAAGTAAAGAATCATGGTTAAATTTACATGAACTAAACTTAATTATTGCAGAACAAAGAGGCGTTGGTATTGACGAACTTGCAATTGGTGAAGATGGAAAGCCTGGCAAATCAGTTGCAGTAGCAACTAAGGTTCCTGCCGCAGACGCAGGCATTTTGACAGACGAAGATCTTGCTAAAAAATATAGAGCAGATGCTGATGCACTATATAAAGAAGTACAAGAACTTCGTAAAAAAGCAGAAGATTTGGCTCCAAAGCCTACTGCTAAAAAAACTAAGACTAATGCATAATGGACCAAAAGAACCCTGGAAGAATAATACTCCACGGTAATGAGGCAAACAATCCAGAATGGGAAGGTGTTATTGATGAAATTAAAATCGAAAGCCTTCCTGTTCAATACATTAGAGAACTTACACTTAATCTAAAAAAAGGTAAGAAGATAGTAATCGACGTACCTAACATTCTTGCTCAAAGTGGGCATTTACAAGAGGCCGCTTTAAGAGTAAACAATCTAATTAGAGAACACGGTAATAATGTTGAGCATATTGACTTTAGAGTTGATATGACTAATCTACAAGGACAAGTTGTTCAAGCGAGAAATGCCTTTACCAAAAAAGTAAACAAAACAATTAAACGTAAAAACGCTGAAGCAAAGAAAAAAGGAAAGAGCAAGTAAATGAAAGTTAATCTAGTAAGTTATTCACAACCAACACAAGATTTTAAAAATGATTTAGATAATATACAAGATCTAATTGCCTTTTGTGCTAGGGTAAGTAACCCAAGCAATCAAATGAATAAAGAAACTAACGAAAAACTTATCAAGTACTTAATTAAACATCAACATTGGTCACCTTTAGAAATGGTAAGTGCTTGTTTAGAAATTCAAACTACCCGTGATATTGCACACCAAATTGTAAGGCATAGAAGTTTTAGTTTCCAAGAGTTTAGCCAGCGTTATGCTAATCCTGAAGATCAAGGCGATATGTTCGAATATAGTGAAGCACGATTACAAGATCCAAAGAACAGACAAAACTCAATTGATGTCGACGATGCAAAACTACAACTTGATTGGGAACATGCTCAAAGACGTATAGCAGTATTAGCCAAAAAAGAATATGATTGGGCAATTAAAAAAGGTATTGCAAAAGAACAAGCACGTAAAGTATTACCCGAAGGTATTACAAAAACTACATTATATATGAATGGTAGTTTGCGTAGTTGGGTTCACTATATTGAGTTGCGTGGTGCTAACGGCACACAGAAAGAACATATGGATATTGCACATGCTTGTGCCAAAGTTATCGCTAAAATCTTTCCTTTAGTAGAAGAACTATAGCATTTAAACCGTCTTATTTTAACGTTATACAGCAAACAACATAGTTGAGCATATAAGTATATAACGCCGCTGTATGACGCTTAAAATGCGTCTAAGATACCTTAAACTACAACTTCTACTAGCCTAATACCTTGCTCATTATTGTTTTCTAAGCATCTTCCTAGTATACAAATTGAACTAGGTAAAGCACTATCTGCTGTTAAGCAAGTTGCTATTCCATTTTTTGGACTGGTTACAACTAGGTCACCTTTCTTAGTAGGACCTTCCATCATACATGGAACTCTACCTCTAAGTGCTACTGCAACACCTTCAGCATTTGAATTCATTAAGTGTGCTGGTTCAGTACTAACAATACCTGCTATTCTATGATCACAGAACTTGTTAGTTGTTGTAACTTCTTCATCGCCACCAAATATTAAAACTATACCTGGTTCGTAATCTAAATCTGATTTGTACATTTCAGCCAAGTCAGCAAACTGTGCCGCGGTTGCAGTTCCTAAGAACTTTCTTGCTGTTAAATCTTTATTACTATCTCTTTGTGCAATAGTACCTGCTGTTGCAGTAGTACTTGCACTAGCACCATTTAATCCTTGTGAGTTAGTTGCAGTACCGTTTAAAATGTTTACATTAACATTACCGTTTGAATCTCTAGCAACAATACTATTATTCACAAGCAATGTATTTGCTTCTCTTGCTGTACCTGCGTCTACTACTAATTTGTTAGCAACATCTGATGTACCTTGTACTGTTGCAGTTAATGTACCGTTTACAGTAAGGTTATTAAATGAACTTGTTCCTGTACTTGCTGTAACGTTACCTACTACATCGCCAGTATGTGTACCTGCACTGTTACCAGTTAAGTTACCTGTTACGTCACCAGTTAACACTCCTGCTGAATCAATATCAATATTTCCGCAATAGATGTTTGCCCAACGTGTACTAATTGATCCTAATGATCCTGTATTATTTGTTACTGGTAAAAATTGATTTTGATTAAACTTTGCAACTACTGCCGCACCTGTTCCTGTATTAACTTGGAACTGTATTGCATTACCTACTTGGTTAGTAAGGTTTCCAACATCACCACTTGTAATGTGTAATTTTAAATCTTCACCTGCACCTACAGTTAATCCTTCATCACCTAAGAATTTAACTTGATCTGCAAAACTTTGTAGTCCACTATTAAGTACATATTGTGCCGCCGGAATTCCGCCTAGGTTATCTGCATTTACTGCTGTTCCGTGATAACGTATACCTGGATAAGAAGATTCACTTGCTAGGTTAAAACCTTTTTTGATTGCACTAAATCCTGCAATAGGATTTTTAGAACTGTCTAATGTAAACTCGTCTTTTGCAGTGATACCCATTACATCGTCATTGACTGTGTATGTTAGTATTGTTCTGTCGTTAGCACTTACATCTTTAACAACTCTTGATGTTACCTGTGATACTCCTTCACCACCTGTACTTACAGGGCCTACTAGAATAAAATCTTCACCATTGTAAACATATAACTGTTCACCATCTGTTTCCCACCATAGATCACCACGTGCAAGTCCTACAGGTTGATTAGGCCCAATCTCTGCGCCTCCTGCAATTCTAAATCTATTACCATCATAAAACTTAATAACACGGTTAGCACTATCATACCAAACTTGTCCTGCTAGTGGGTTAGGTGGTTGATTAGCACCTGCAAA